ATGTATTTTTGCAGATGCCTTAACCTAGTACAATTTACGTTACAAGTTTTATGTAATAACTAGGTTAAGGCTTGTGCTTACCATACAGTTTGCTTAAAACAATAAAGAACGATAATAAAGAAAACAAGTTTTACTATCCCTCTTACTATTTCATCAAAAAAACCATTCTGTTTTAGAAATTCATATACAGAATTGGCTTTCTGTCGCAGAAGTATGGCAATCCTACGCAAAAAATTTCTCATAGGAGCCTCCATTCTCTTCAATGCGAAGAACACTATTTGGTTGTCAAGTTACATTTAATGGTAAAATTATAGCATGTTTATCTTATATTTGCAACATTCAGAGTTCTATTTTATTCTATATTTTCATATTTTGTAGGTAGAATATTTTGTTATTGAAATAAGAATCCTGTTGAATTTTTATCATTAAGAAAAGAAAATTGCGTTATTTTTTTGTGAAAGAGTCATGTGAAATATCATGGCTCTTTTTGTGTTGTTTTTTGTTATTTCATACAGGGTGATTACTACCCTATTTCTTATGTAAATTTTGTTTCATAAGATTTCTCCATTCTGGAGTGACTGTTGCAGCGGTCACTCTGTATGAGATAACAAAGCGTTATCTGCAAGTAACGTAAAACAAAAAATATTAGCATCCACTGCTTAGTGTGGAAGAACGGAGAAATATAATATGATAAACAAATTTTCAAGAAAAGAATTAGAACGATTAAATTGTTCTGAAGAAGAAGTTGACTTAGTTTTAAAGTATCAAAAGAAATTGCCAATACTGGTTGATAACAACACTTTAGAGAAATTTTCTGTTGATGCAAGACTATTGTGGGAACAACTAGATAAACCACAAGGAGATTTTTCTCATTGGGTAAAACGTAAAATTGTAGATAAAATAATAAAAGGTACAAAAGTCAAATCTTTTGTAGAAAATATTGATTTTATTAGCTTCGACAAAACTGTCGAAGCCGAAAATACTAACATTACAACAAAAGAATATTCTCTTACTATTGATTGTGCCAAAAATGTATCTATGATGGAAAATACTGAATCTGGGTCATTATGTAGGACTTACTTCATTCTCATAGAAGATATTGTAGTCAGAAATAAAGAGTGGCTTGCTGTTCGTGATCCTGAAAAAGAAGAATATAAAAAGATGTCGGCAGAGGTTGACGCATGGTGTTTACGGATTTGGCATCATCACGCAAGCAGATCGGAATATGCTGTAGAAGCGGATATGCTCAATACTATTGTTACAGGAAAAACTTCTCAGCAACTAAAATCTGAATACGGCGTTGCATCAAATGACTTGATTCGTGATTATTTGAAAAAAGAGCATAATGAAGAATTATTGTTCCTGGAGCAACAGAATCAGGTACTATTACTTATGGATATGGGATTCACAGAACGTAAAAATATGCTTACTAAAATGCATGAGGTGAAATTTAAGAGCGTAGAAAAGGAAAAGGTAATGGCTGCATAACCACTACCCTATCCTGCCTTGAATGAATTGTTTTATTGGCAAAATTCATTTTTTATCACTAAACCATTCTATTATAATCTTTAATGTAAATAATAATACAAACAATAACATCACCATATTCATATTCATATTGATATTTCCAATATCTTTAGTTTGAATTATCATTGAATAAAAATATATTGATATAATAGTAATAATCGTAGGAATTATTGAAATAATGAACGTGTATTTGAAATTTGATTCTTTATTATTATTTATATTACTTTCTATCTCTATCTCAAATGCCTTATGTTTATCATGCAGATCGGTGTTATTCAAGTTCATGTTTTGATGGCTATTTTTTTCTAAATATTCTTGTAGCATATTAATATATTTATTTTTATTTTCATTTGAAATATAAATATTTCCTATTATATCAGTAATTAATTCTTCGTATAAAGAAATTGTTGTTAAGATATTATCGTATTTAATATTGTATTCGCGAACAACAGAATTTTTTATTGCCTCAATTGTTTCATTTTTAGGTAAACCATTATCAACAACATATCCCCTTAAACGATTAAGTACCATTAAATTTGCATCTTTAATTTTTTTGTTATATTTTCTTCTATTTTGTATCATTACTATAGCATTAGTCAATAGAAACACAATTATTCCGCTTATAATACTTACTACCCATGAATTAGATAAAAATTCTTTCATATGTAATTATCTCCAAATAATAGACAATTGGTACTTATATTTTATATATCGACATTTTTCTTTATATTTTTATATATTTCAAACATATTCTATAACACCAAGATATTCGCCCACTCAAATAATGAGATTCCAATTCTCTTTATGTTTTTCCAGACAACATCATGGCTGTCTTTTTTAATTGAACCACAAATATTATAACATAAATTCCAAAAAATGAAAGGATGGTGGTAAAATTCCAAGAAAAAAATCACAATCATCTGGCAATAAACCGTTGCCAGCCAATCAGCAAAAAGGGAAAAAAGAATGTAGCTTTTGCCACAATCATAAAAAGCTAACAGAGTTTTATATAAGCAAGAGTCCATTATTTTCAGTGGATTGTCGTGTTCCTGTTTGTAAAGACTGTGTAATTAATGAGTCTTTAAATGCAAACGGAACTGTAAATGAATTGGAATTAAATAAGATATTAAAGAAAATTGATCGTCCATATTATAAAGACTTAATCGAAAGCGCAATAAATGGATTTAAAAAAGAACATTCATATGTTGAAGATGATAAAGTTATATTTTACGGAAAAGAAATTTTACAACGATATTTTCGACTAATAGCCATGAGGCAGGATAGAGACAAGTCATATGAAGACTCTGAAAAAGATGATTTCGTCCATAAAACAAGTAATACCCCACAAAGTACAAAAGAAAAAATCGCTCAAAAATACGCAGATATAAAAGATAATAAAACATATCAAAATGAGCAACAAAAGCAAAATACAGATGTCAAGTGGACTAAAGAAGATAAACAAAATATGAAGTATATCATATCTAAACTTGGTTATGATCCATTTGAAGATGTTGGATTAGATGAATTTGATAGAAAATATTGTTTTAATTTATTATCTGGGTACTTTGATACTCCTGGAATATTGGAAGACGGACATAAAAAGCAATGTGTAATTGAAATAACTATGTCCTATTGTCAGTGTCGGAAAATCACTGATGAACTTAATACAGAACTTTCAAAACCAGATTCCAACGAAAAAAGAATAACTTCTCTAACAAATGCTAAGTCCTCTCTTCTATCCTCTATAGCAACAATAGCGAAGGATAACAATATTTCTTCCAATTATAATAAAAATTCTAATCAAGGACAAGATTCCATATCTTCCATGATGAAGGAAATGGAGAAGAATGGTTTTCAAGAAATTCAAGTGAATTTATTTGATATAAAAACAAGTGAAGCGTTTAAGCAAATAGATGATATAAGCAATCAGAATATTGCAAATCAGCTTACACTTGATAACAACGAATACAGTGATATTGTCAAAGAACAAAGGGATATTATCAAAAATCTTGAATCAGAAGTTGATCGACTAAAAGAGGAAAATAGAAATCTTAAAAATAAAATAATTGATTTAGAAAACAAAAAGAGGTGACATGAATGGAAATATATAAACCAATGTCATCTAAAGAACTAAGTCAACGAAAAATTGAAGAATATTCTAAGATGTCTCGCATAGTTCAGTGGGGGCGAAAAAATCCCGTGAAATTTTGTGAGACTTTTTTCGGGCTAAAATTAATTGATTATCAAGCATATTGCTTTATGCGAACTTGGATAGTCCAATATGCATTATGGGCGGAATGTCGTGGTGCAGGAAAAGATACTTTAGCGGCTGCTTATTTCATGACGAGACTATTGCTTATTCCTGATTATAGTTTATATATTAGTTCCAATACATATGCACAATCTGTAGAATCTTTTAATAAACTCCGTGATATTGCTTTAAAGCGAATCCCCAATTTTAAAAGTGCAACTGATATATTTGCAAGGGAAGTAGATAAAACAGGTAGTAATAGCGAAACGGGTTTTTTACAGGCTCCCACTTGTAAATTCAGGATATATAATAACTCAAAAATGGAAGCTCTATCTTCTAACCTTGAGGCTATCCGTGGTAAACGTGGAGCCGTATGGTTTAATGAAACAGCTTGGAAAACCGCAGAGGAATTAGCTGTTGTAGAAAATTTTGCGAATGTAGATTCTAGTTTCTCAACTTCAACTGAAAAAGTAAGATATATTGAACCACAACAAATGCCATTACAGATTTTATATACTTCCAGTGTTGGTGATGTAACATACCCATTCTTTGATAAGTACAAAACATTTTATAAAAAAATGTTGATTGGAAATAGCAATTATTTCTGTTTTGACATAAATGCTTATGATGTATTATATCACTCTACTATTGATGGAACTCCTATCAAATCTCATCTTACCGAAGATAAGATTATGAAGGATATAGAAGAAGATCCTGATAACGCAGATGTCGAGTTATTTAATAAATTCAGAAAAGGTGGCGGTTCTAATGCAGTTGTCACTATGGATGAACTTATAAGAAATTCTACAACACGTAAACCACTTCTGTATAATGATACTGGTAAAAAGAAATTTATATTCTGTTATGACCCTGCAAGAAACTTTGACGGAAGTGTTTTGTCAATTTTCCAAGTGATTAACGATAAAGATGTAGGATATAAATTACGACTAGAAAATGTTGTATCAATGATTGATCAGAATGCAAAAAATAAAACTCCTCTTCCAATGCCAGCACAGTTAGAAATTATTAAAGAACTGATGATTAAATATAATGGAGAACGTGCCGCTGAATGGGAAAATATTGAATTCTACATTGATGCCGGAAGCGGTGGAGGTGGAATTAGTGCAGTTGCCGATCAGCTAATGGATGATTGGACTGATAAGTATGGTGGAAAACATAGAGGAATTATAGACCCAGACCATAAACAATATGAAACCGCAAGAAAAAAATATACTAATGCAATGCCAATAGTTCATCTCGTAGACCCACAGGGATACAAAAAGATAATGTACGATGCCATTTCCAAGATGGTAAAGCTGAATCTTATAGAATTTGCCAATTACGAAAACAAAGATTATATCATGGTCGAAAACAAAGATGGTGGATTCGATACAGTCAAACTTACGCAAGATGAGCAGGTGGCGTTAGCACAAATGCATATTGCTAAGTTACAATTATCATATATGTGTCGATATGATACTCCTAACGGTGGTGTTACTTATGAATTAGCAAAGGACAAAAAGGGACATGACGATCATGCTTATACAATGGCAGAAGGTGGATACGCTCTTGCAGTATTGAGAAGGTCTGATTTGCTTCAAAAGCCTAAACAATCAAATAGAAACGTCTCCTCTCTCACTGCTCTTGCACGAAAACCAAAATTATATTCACATTAGAAAGGCGGTGATCAAACATCGAAGAAAATACAAATAGCAACAGAGCAATAAAAGAACAGTTTCAAGAAGATAAAAATAATGTAAGCGATTTCTTAGATAAAAAGTCACCGTCTTTTTCTTTTGCCGCTCTAAAACGTTTATGTCTCAGTGAACTTAGTTATAGAGGTGCTTTTGATAGATATGGTAGGTTATGTGGTTTTACCAGAGATCAAATCCTAAGAATGGCTCAGTATCCAGAACAATATGGTAAAGGTGTGATACGGCTTTCACAATATATGTATCTTAAAAGTGGATATTATAAAAGGCTTATAGATTATTTCACCGATATGGCAGTTATAAACTGGACTGTTGACTTAACACTGAAGAATACAAAAAACAATGAGAAAACCATTCAATCAAATTATTATAAGTATGTGGATCAAGTTAACAAATTCAAACTTGAGAATCGTATATCTGACATAATGAAAAAACTTTTTATCGAAGATATATGCTTTGGATTTGTTACAGAGACAGAAACAGATATTTCTATTTATTGGATTGATTCTAAATATTGTGAAATAAAAAGTATTGTAAATGGAAATGTGTATCAATATGCAATTAATCGAAGTCTTTTGACTGATTCGTATTTTAATACTCTCCCGTTAGAATTACAAGAATTATTAGAAGAGTCGAAGAAAATATCTCCAAATAATATGGTTATGATTCCATATGAAAATTCACTGTGTTTAAAATACAACAATGACTTTATTTATCCATATCCAGCTCTGTTTCAAATCATAATTTCTATACTTGACATTGATGACTATAAAGATTTGGCAAAAGCAAAAACTGAAGCTGACGCTTATAAATTAGTATGTCTCGAAATACCAACTAACGAAGATGGTCAGATGTCTATGGGTGATGAAATCATTACGCCATTCACTGAAATGACTAAGAATGTTGTACCTACATCTTGGGGCGTTGTTCCAACGCCAATGAAAATGCAGTTATTAGAGTCAAAATCTACAGCATCAGATGATTCTAATAAAGTTGCTGACGCCGTTGAGAATTTTTATACAGAGTGTGGCATTTCTAAAGCCCTTATATCTTCTGCTTCTTCTGGATCAGAGTTAAAATACTCTATTAAAGTTGATTCATCTGACATTTATAGAATTTATCGAATGTTAGAATCTTGGGTTGATTTACAGATGAAATTGCGTGGCCATGTTTATAAAACATATCAGTTTGAATACAGTATTCTTCCTACTACAGTTTTTGATATAAGTGATTACATAGATACACAGTTAAAGTTAGCACAAGTATCAGCACCCGTGAAAGGGCGTATGCTTGCTGCTAATGGTATAAATACCGCCAAACTTTTAGGTAATTCTGTTTTGGAAAATTCTATTCTAGGTGACGTTTTTGATAAATGGAAACCGCTGAATACCTCATATACGCAAAGCAGTAATAATTCTGATGTTACTAATAAAGGCGGAAGACCACAAAAGAGTGAGGACGATTTATCTGATAGCGGAACACAAACCAGAGAAGACGATGAAAACAATAAGGCAAATAGAGATGTTTAGGTAGGTGATTGAATATATGGGTGAAGTATTGATTTTAGATCCGCAGAAAGCTGAACAATTACATCAATGCGGTTTCAAATACACAAAAAGAAATATTGACAATAAAGAAGTGTTCGTTTTTATACAAACGAATGAATTGATGAAAGAACTTAACTCAAAATTTGAGCAAGGTTCTTTTATTTTGCAAAAAAATATTTGCTTTTGATTTTTACAGGAAGGAGGAACCTAATAAATTGAAATTTAATAAAAATCAGACACTAGGATTCACTTCAAAGTTATCTGAGTTTGAAATTGTCAATCAAGAATTTATCAGATGTAAATGTTATATGCTTGCCACTGATGATAATGTAAATGGTTCTGATATTACGTTAGAAGCAGTTCAGAAAGCTATGGCAAGAGGTGAATTTTATAATAAACCTGTTGTTGCACATTTGTATCGTGATCCAGAAGACAATAATAAATGGAGAGTTGGCGGACATGATTCTAAATGGATTATTACAAATACCTCATTTGACATTGTAAATGAATGCATTCCCTTCGGGGTAATCCCAGAGTCATCTAACTTACAATTAGAGGAAGTACTCGAAGCTGATGGAGAAACCGTGAATACATATCTAACGTGTCAGATTATCTTGTGGGTCGGCAGGTATAATATCATGGACGCAGCTTATAGTGATGATATTTACTTTAACCAGAGCTGTGAATTATCAGTTAACGAATATCATTGGAAAAACAATGATGTACTTGCCATAGATGATTTTACATTTAGTGCATTATGTTTACTTAATAAATCAGATGACAAATCAAAGAATATCCGTCCTTGTTTTCCATCTTGTAGAGTCGAAAAAATGAAGGTATTTTCTATTGATACAGATAAATTCAAACAGAACTTTGAACTAATGTTAGAAAAATTAAAACAGTATGAATCAGATGGTACTACTACCACTGTTCAAAATAATGCAACAAATAATAATCCACATATGGAAGGAGAAAACAAAATGGATTTGACTAAGTTTACAACTCTTCTTTCAGACATTAAATGTGAAGGTAATGATTATATCAGGTATGAACTTTTATCAGCAGATGAAAATAAAATTTATGTGTTTGATAAAGAAGACGGGTACAAACTCTACTCTGTGGAATATGTGATGTCTAATGATGATCCTGTCATCAATTGGAATACAAAGACCGAGGGTGATATTACTTTTGCGGAAAAATCTGAGGAAGTTTCACATCTAACTGCAATTTATAATGAAATCAATGATACTTTGAGTAAAGAGTATGCAGATGCTTATCAGGTAAAGTTAGATGAAAAAATTAAAGAAGTTTCAACCGAAATGGAATCTAAGTATACCGAATTACAAGAAAACTATAAAACCTTGCAAAATTCTTATTCAGTAGTAAAAGAAAAACTTGATAAGTTTGAAGCTATTGAAGCGGAAAAGGCAAAACAATCTCATATCGAAGCTGTTAAAGAAACTCTGGAACGATTTGAAAAGAAAATCGGTAAATCTCCAGAGTTTATTTATTTTAAAGCAAAACTTGAAAATTATGAAGATGTCGATTTAGAAAAGCTCGACAGTGATCTCACAATGCTATGTGGTGATGTACTCATGAATTCTAATACCAAAAAGACATTTTCATATAACCCAACTTCAACCAATGTAAATAAATATAGTACAGAAAATGAACTCACAAACAGATACGGACATTTGTTTGATGGTTTTGTAGATTAAGGAGGATTTTAAATATGGCAAAACATGGTATTGCTGAATCAACAAAGTTACAGGGTTGCATGAATGTTAGTTTCGTAGCAACTGAAGATGTAGATAATGGTTCCATTGTTGCAAATGGTGGACTGGCTACTGGTTATACAGATGTGTATACCGCTTCTAAGCCAACAAAGACTGATAAAGTTTATATCGTTATTCATCCTGTATATGGATATGATGAAAGACTTGCTGAAGAAAAGAATGAAGACAATTACACAAATGAAGCAGGTAGAATCTTTAGGACTTATGAACTGAAAACTGATAGAAAGTTTAAGGTTTCCAGTGACATGATTACACCTATTGATGAGTCTACCCCAGTGGCAGTCGGTCAGTATGTGGTTGCTGATGGTACATATAAGATGTCTGCTGTTGCTACTGCCCCAACTGACGCAAAGTTCGTAGGTATTGTTGAAACTATTGAGGAAACTGGCTTCCCTTATTTTGGAAGTTCCAAAGGAGTACAGACTTCTGATATGGGTTATGTACTTGATACCAGAATCGTAAAAGTAAAGATTCGTGTAATCCAGAATGACTAATGAAAGGTAGGAAAATGTAATATGTATAGTAAAGAAGAGTTATTGCAGATGAGCACTCTTATTAGAGATGCTGCTACAAATAGAGTTGCTATGTTTTCAAATGAAAAAGCTGCTAAAAACGCAGATGAAGCAATTAGAAAATTTCATAACGAAATTTTAGGTGGTGAATTAGATTGGCAGTCTTGGAGAAATAACAAGAATGCCATTTTTACTATCTGGGAAAATGTTCTAAAACCAGAACTTCCTGAAGCATGGAAGACATCACCTTTCTACAAGAAAATGTGTGAAGCGAAAAATGGTGCCATTGGTGATAAAAACGCATTTGCTGTTAGAGATAAATCATATCTTGCTGCTTCAAAATTTTCTGGTGGTACATGGGATGTTGAGTATCAGAAAGTTGGTCGTGCTAAAGATATTGCAATTGATACAGAATGGTCTTATGTAGCATGTTATGAGGAATTAGATAGATTTCTTAAAGGATATACTACAATTGTTGAAATGTTAAATGAAGTACGTGAAGGGTTTGCAGTTGATATGGATAACCGTATTGCTACAGTATTCAATGGTTTGGGTGCTTATCTCCCTTCTAAATTTGTACAGCAGGGAACTTATGATAAGGATACTCTAATTGATATGATTAGACGAGTTCGTACTGCTAACAGAAAGAATACTATCGTTGCTGGTTCTCAGAGAGCAGTTAATAAAATTGCCGAAGGCACTAATGCAAACTGGATTTCTAATGCCGCAAAAGATGAATTGGCTACTAGCGGAGTAGTTGTAAAGAACACCGGAATTGGATGTGATGCAATTATTATTCCAGATTCTTTTGTTCCTTTTACGTATGAATTTGCTGGTGCCGATGATACACTTTATGTATTGCCTGATGAACAGATTATTAAAATCTTTTACGAAGGTGATGTACGTTCTAAAGAAGCTCATGAGGATGAAGAGCATGATCAGACAATTAGAATTCAATTCCAGCACAAAGTTGGCGTTGAGCTTATAACTTCTGATTTGTTCGGAAAATATACAATTGCCTAAATATATATTTTTTGAAGTGGTGGTTCAATGCTACCACTTCTTTTATTAAGGAAATCAAATATGGGAAATGGTAAATATTTTTATTGTTATTCTTATAAATTAATGCATTTCTTGAAATCTTATGGATTCTGGTATTTGTCAAAAGGAATAAATAGAAAAAGTAAGTCTACTTACTACCTATTTGAGAAGTCTAATGACTTAGATAATGCAATTGTTATATGGAATACAATAAAATTCAAGTTAAAGGAGAACCAAAAATGAATTATAAAGAACTTTCTTTAGATGAGTTAAAGAAAATTGCAAAAGAACGAGGAATTTCCATCGGGAATAGTGGTCAGGAAAAGATTATAGAAAAACTTGAAAAATATGATTCCGAAAACACTACTGCATCATTAATTGACGGATCAGATATTAAAGAGGATATTTCTGAGGATACAGTTATTACAGATAAAGCAGAGGATGTTGAAAATCCAAAAACAGATGACGACAAAAAAGAAAATGTAATTGGAGCAATCAATGACATTGTTACTGATTTAGAAGACTTTGAAGAGTCGGATGAAAAAGACGATACGATTGATGACATTGGTATGGATGAAGAAGTTCCATGTATGAGTATTACCTTTGGTGGATTAGTTTATACATCTCCTATTACTGGTGCAACATATAAGTGGCATAAGATTGGTGACGTAGAATATCTATCAGTCAAAGAGCTTATTTCCATGAACAACTCTAAGCCAGTATTCTTAAATAGACCTTGGATTATTTTACAGGATATTCGTGCAGTCAATAAATTCAGGCTCATGTCTAAATATGAAGAAGTTGCAAAAGTTAATCAGTTGAAGAAATTATTTGCAACAGGTGATACAAAGCTTATCGAAGCTACTATTGAAAGTGCATTAAAATCTGGTATGCGTGAAGTTGTTATTTCTAAAGTACGAACCATGTACAATAATGGTGTTTTGAATAACACTCATATTATCCGATTGCTTGAGGATAAACTACGGTTTGAAATTGTGGCAGAATAATATAAAGGCGGGTGATGTATATGGCTAATACTACACAGTATCAAGAAATTGTTGATATTTTCTTTAATAAAATCAAGGACTATGATTTAGCTAATATGGATGAAAATGTTGCTACTGAAATTGCTATTGGCTATATAGATTCTGCCTGTAGTCAATTTCAGTCATGCACACAGGATTTAGATGATAGGGATGATGAGCTTGCACAATTTGGGATAAAGTTAAGTAATATAAATAAACAAATGTTAGTGAACTACATGTGCATCGAATTCTTGGACTCTAACTTTCTACGAGTGAGTCAGGCATTAAAATCTAGACTATCTACCAGTGACTTCCATTCTTTACAGAATCCGCAGCAATTATCAAAAGTTATGGAACTCCGCACAATGCTTAAATCAGAGAATGATCAGTTAGCTATCAATAAATCATATAAAGATTCTAAACTCTTTGATTTAGTTACTAATAGGAAGAAGGTGTAATGTATGAGCCTTCAACTTATGAAAGAACGAATTAAGCAAAGTGGTTTCTCAGCTAGAGAGGAAATGATAATTGACGGCCAGAATCTTCTAAAAGAAGAACTAGAACATGATTCATCCTACTCTCCCACTATGTATTTCTGGAATCCAGTATCAATGTGTGATGATAGACCAGCAAAAGTCCGTATTTATAAACGGAAATATAGTTCGCTAAATGGCAATTATCAAAATTTTCTAACCACTTATGATAACCCAGTTAAGATTGGCGAGTATCTACATGACACAAAAGATGACACATACTGGCTTATTTATAATTCATTCAATGTAAACGATGTGCATTATGAAGGAAAAATGATTCAGTGTAATTATCTCCTTCGTTGGCAGTTATCAAACGGAGAAATTATTAAACGCTATGCAAATATAGTTAGTGCCAGTAAATACGATGTTGGAGAGACAGGTAATAGTACACTTGTGCTGAGTTCCAATAACTACACTATTTTGATTGGGTATTGTGAAGAAGGTTTTGAATTAGAAAGCAAACGAGTTTTTATAGATATGAAACCTGTTGATCCTATAAAAGTATTTAAAATTACTCGTAGCGATGATGTTCTATATAATTCTGGCAACATGGGTTCGTTATTAAGTTTCATAGCTGATAAAACAGAATTCAATCCAAATAAAGACAATCAAGAATTACGAATCTGTGATTAT